AGCCAAAATACTATCGACAAACTCTTTGTTTTTATCAATAGCGGGTTGAATCATTTTTACATATTGTTCACCCCATTTCAAAGCTTCATCCTCTATAATTTCTTTACGTGTAATCGCGTTTGTAGCCATGACTTATTTCTTTTTTGATTGAGATTCTAAATGTTTTATTTTGGTTTTGACTTGATATTCATAAGCATGAAATGCCTCTACGGAACACGAGTTAAAATCAAAGGCAACATTCAACACTGCAGAATAACTTGCCATAACATCAATTATTGAATTTTCGGATTTAACGCTTTCTTCCTCTATTTTTGGAAGCTTAGCCTTTAATCGATTTATATTTATAGTAATTCCTTTTGCTTCTCTATGGATATTATCAATTTGCGATTTGTAATTAGGACTGTTTTCGTCAAATTTGTATCCTTCTGATTTTAGTAAAGAAATTATTTTTTCGTCTTTAGAAAATAATAATTGCTCACAGCACAATTCAATTATTAAAAATCGTTTCTCCTGGTAATTGATTTCTTTTTCTAAATTAAAAACCTTGTCAACTCCTTTCTTGTTATATTTTTGATTGAATTTATCATCTAATTCAACCCAAATTATAGCGAGTTCCTCAAGTGGTTTTTCTTCATCTGAAAGCAATGATAAATCTCCTGTTTCGTAGATTTCCATTTGAATGACCTTTGGTAACGTTCTTAATTTATCGTATATCATAATCCGAGTTCTTTTCTGTAATAATTAATTATGAATGGTTTGAATTTGTCTTCGATAACTTTATTTAAATCGGCATCGGTAAGTCCGAATAAATCATGTGAAAGCCAATTTTCAGAATCTAATATCGTTGCTGTCTTTGAATCGGTTGATCCGAACACAACCATTCCGTTTTCAACTTTTGCATATAATTTTTCTAAGAAGCTTCCAGTGTCTTTTGCATCGAATGGTTCGCCTTTCTTTTTTGCTCCTTTAGAGATAACCTCAGTAGCATAAGAATAAAAACCAATTGCATCACCATAAACATCTTTGCTCTTTTCATTTAATTGAATCCTATTCAATTCTGTTAGTTCTTTTTCAATGGACCGTATGAAATCAAAAAAAGCTTTAGACACTATGTTTTCGTCTAATTTTTTAACCAACGCTAAATGCTCGGTGAATACGTCCATTTGATTTTTATAAAAAAAGGACGTTATAGAATTTTACTTCTACACGTCCTCTTATACAATAAATTTAAATTACTATTGTTTTGCTTCTTCTTTTGCTTCTTCTTTGGCTTCTGCCTTATTCAATGCAATTATGTCATTGAATACAGCTTTCATTTCAGCTGCTCTTTCTTTCGGAGTAATGCCTTTGAAAACGTGCGTGTTTTCAAATTGCTCTCTGAATTGATCAAAGGTTCCATTCCATCCTTCAGCGAAGGTTATCCCTTTATATTCGTGTCTGGCCATAACTAAAAAAATTAAGATATACCAGTTACAGAAAGAGATCCTATTGACTCATAAGAGTCTTCGGTTTTAGCAACAACACCATTAAGGTCAACAACCAATGTATTCACAAAACCAGTTCCGGTTAGCTCATAAATTCCATTAGCATCTGCAGCTACAAATGAGTGGGTTACAGCTACTCCTAAAGCAGTTTTTAAAGTGATGTTTGCAGTTACTAATGAAGTAACAACGTCGCCAGCACAACCAGCATCAACAGTGAATTTGATTGATGTTGCAGAAGCGGAAACAAGTTTCAATTCTACATCCATAATACCATTCAAGTCAATATGAGACCAATCTGGTTTCAATACAACAGGATGATTTTCAAATTCATTGTAATCCTCATAAGTAAGAGTTACTGGAGAATATTGGTAGTTGTCTTTTACAGCATCAACCAATTTACCAATCTCAATAGTTACAAGTTGTCCACGAACTTTAGTTCCATCAACAGTAGTTGCTTTGATTTCTTGTGCTTCTGTGAATTCATAAACACGCATTTTTTTACCATGAAATGATTTCAAGGCTCTATGCGAACATGGTCCAAGAACACAATTAAAGGTTCTTATTTTTTTACCTACAGAAGTACGATACTTCTTGTTTCCTTCTTTGAAAGTATCGGCAGTATCAGCAATAGCCAATTCTTCAATTTCAAATAATGGAAAGATTTTCTTTAAATCCCTGTCTGTTTTCCAATCAGCCAATGTTTTGGCAGAAGTAGCAGTTGCAAATTCTTGTTCAGAAGTCGCTAACGCATGTCGGATTACAGGAGATTGTGTACATTGCTCTTTAGCTCCAGTGTTTAAAAGGGAGTTGTCTTCTTGAGCGCATTCTACAATATGATTAGACATAATATATAGTTTTTAATGATTACAATTAAATGTGTATTTTAGAATTCCGTTTATTGAGAAAATATGATATGGCTGCATTCCGTTTAATTTGATATTTGAAATATCAAAACCCTTCAATACATCTTCAATGCCTTTCTCAATTCCGGTAATTTCTATTGTTCCTAATTTTTTTAATAGCTTGTAACAAGTATCCTGAATTTCTGTATCCGGCCAATATGTTTTACCTTCAAATAAGCTTACTCCATTAACGAAAAGCTTTTCAAGGTTTAACATAAAAACAACTTTTATATTTGCTTCAAACTTTTCTTTTTTGATTTGATGGTTATCGCTATCAATGAAGAAAACATTTCCTCCTGGTGCTTTTGCCGAATCATAATAAACCTCTTTTCGTTTTGGCCATACAGCGTAAAACTCCGGAGTAAATGATTTTCCATCTTTTGAAAGAACTTTTTGAGCCCTGCCATAAAAATCGACATTTGTGAATCCTAATTTCGAACTCAAAACATTTTGAGTAATCTGTATTTTATTGTCGATTCCTTTTGCAGGATATGCGTTATAGTTACTCATGGCCTACCAGATTGAACCGCTATTTACAGTTGCTTTGATTGGAAATATTTTGTTGGTTGCTTTTCTAATGGCTTTGTCCAATTTCTGAACTAAACCGCTTGCTACCAATATCCCGGTATCATTTCTGAAACCTTCTAATTCCAGCTTCAAATTTGAAACTGCTAGTTTGGCGTTTCTTTCTACAATGTTGCTTTCTTTGGTGGTCATTAATAGTTCAAGGACCATCATTGCAACTTTGTAACCAATAGCATCATCAAAAAGAATCGCATTATCAATGATTATATCATCATAAGCTGCTGTATTATCATACTGTAGGTTCTTATCCATTATCAATGGAATAATTTCCCTGGTTGCCTGATATTTAAGAGCAGTTAAAATATTGTTGAATTTTTCTTCTGCATCATCCCCTGAAACAGGACAAGCTGCAAATATATTTTCAACAGTAACCAATGAATGAAACGATTTGAAAAAACGTCCGGTTGAACCAACAGAGTTGGCTTCATCCACCTCAATGGAGAAGCCTTCCTCTAATGGTATTCCGAATCCTATTCTTTCGGATAATTCTACTATGGTATCTTCAGAATACATACTTTGCTATTAAGCTACAGTTGCTGTGATTGTAACAGTGTCAGAAGCTACAATTCCTTCGCTATCCGTAACAGTTAACTTGAATACATAAGTACCAGTTACCAATCCGTTTGCTGTCGCGTCAACCACAGTTGCATCAACAAATCCCGGAGTACCTGGTCCAGAAACAACCGTCCATAGATATGATGCAATTGTTTTATCTCCTGCTGCAGTTACCGTTGCGTTCAATGCTTTATTAGCAGCGTTGGCAGTAGTATTGGTTCCGGCATCAACTACAGGAATTTCAAGAACAGCTTTCAACGTAGTTTCTTTAGCTTTAGATAGTTTGTTAACCAATTTGATTAACTCAACATCAGTATTGCCAGTTGTAGCAGTTACGCCAACAGCAGCCAATGCAACGATCAAGTTAGCAACAGTTACAGTGCTATCTTCGTAGATAGTGATAGTTGCGTTACTTTCTGTTTGTCCTAAAGTAGTTTGCGCTTCTGCAGCATCTAATTGATAGATACTTGAAACATTGCTTACTACAGGAACTGCTAAAGCCTGAGAAGATGTAAACTCAGCAAAAGGCTCATTTTCATGCCATTTTTTAAGCAAGATAAACGTGTCTGATTTCGCATAAGTAACGGCTTTGTTCTGACGAGTTTCTTCTGCAAGCATACCGTAGAATAATTTACCAACATTCACTGCCGGAGTAAATATTACTTTGTTTGCTGCCCAAGGAGTCAATACAGTTCTTAAACCGTTTTTCTCGTTGATGATAACTCTATCCACAATAATAATGGTAGGTAGCTTATTTTTCTTAAGCATTCCATTTACTGCTTCTAAATCCGGAATAGGAATATTAGTGTTTTCACCAGAGAAGTTTTGACTGAAACCATAGAACTGTCTTACTTGCTCGTTAGCTGCGAAGTTGTCAAACGTAGTATCATCCATTCTCATAATGGTTGGAATATCTCCGTTAGCTTTAGCAGCTTTCATAACACGCTTGATGTCATCAATTGGTTTTGCATTAGCATCTGTCCAAATAACTTCGGCACCGAACTTGTTTTCATCTTTATAGTTCAAGTCAATTCTGATACCTAAACCAGTATTGTTTTCTTGCTCTAAAACGGAAACGCCTTCAGATAGTAACTGCAATCCGATGTATTCCAATTTCTCGTGAACTCCCATGATACACTTTGGAGTGTCTTCAAAGATTTTAGCAACCAAAACAGATGTTTCAACATTTCGGCTTTTAAGAATGTCAATATCTGACATCAATTTCTCTGACATTTTCATTTTCATACCGATTTTAGGAATATCTCCTGTAGCGGAACCAAATGAACCTCTTCTTTTTAACGGTAAAGCAGAGTCTAACGACACAACGTCAGCAGATACTTGACCACCGTCAACATTAAGAGATTGCCATTTAAGATCAGTGGAAAGCTCTGGCGAGTACATTTCCTTGTAAGAGTAAGTAGCAACGGTTTTCTTACCGTTAACTCTTTCCTCAATTGCTTTAGCTAACTTCTTGAAATCAGCAGCCCATTGGATAAATAATGATTCTAACATGGCTTAGTCTTGTGTAAATCTGATTAATACTAAATCTGTTTTTGCTCCGGCTGGTGTGGTAAATCCTCCACCATTTACAAATGCTACTTCATTTACAGTTCCACGAACCATAATAGATGCAAAAGGTTTAGCTTTCAAGATGCTTGAAACTAAAATACCTTTGTAGGTGTGACCACCTGGCAAAGCAACATAAGCTCCTGAAGTTACATTCAAAGGCTTTAATACCTTTGTTGCAGTTTCTTCAATGATAATGTGCCCTGCATTGATTTGACCTGTTGGAGTGTATCCTGATACATCCAAGGTCTTTCCTCCTGGAATAGTTTCTAGGTTCTGAACGATAACAATGCTATCGAATTCAGTAGAAACATTTTCCGGAGTACCGTTTAAATTTGCAGTCGTTCCTGACATGATTTTTACTTTTTTAAAGATTAAAGTTTAGATATTGAACTGATCAACAACATTATCTATCACTTTTTGCTCAGAACCTTTTACAGTATCACCTGCTGGAGGTGGTCCTGAATAGCCTAAATTATTAGCGATGTTTTGGGTAAGTCCGCTATACTCCGTTTCCAAATTCGTAACCTGCGCTGCGATTTCATCTTCCGTCGTTTCGGGTGTAACAACCAATCTTTTCAACCAGTTTTCTTTTACTTCAGGAGTTAAGCCTTTAAGAACTTCAGAATTTTCAAAGGCTGCTTTTGCCGATATACTCTTTGTTTCTACAACTTTACCTGATTTAAGTGCTTCAACTTCTCCTGTCAATTTTCCAATTGCATCAAGCAATTTTTGATTAGGATCGTCTGCTGGTTTAGGTGGTGCTGGTGGATCAGCTGGCGGATTCGGTGGTGTAGGTGGATCAGTTGGTTTTTTCTGGTTTGCTTCCAAAGTCCGAACTCTGTCGTCCTCTTTCGCAATGTCTTCAAATGACATAATGCCGTTGAAGTCTTCCAATACCAAATCGATTGCTGCATCATCTGCATCATCTGCCGGTTTTGTTGCAAGTTTATCCGCAATCGCGTCTAACCTCTTAGTCGATAAGTTAGCCTTAGGATATTTAATCTTAAGTCTCTCCTTAATCTTTACTGCTGTTACTGCCATGATAAATGTTTTTTGATTTATATGCAACAAATATATAAAATATTATTCTTATTTAGTCTAAATAAAAATAAGGTATTTTTTTAAAGAAAAAACCACCCCGAATAGAAGTGGTTTAATAGCAATGTTTTTGATTAAGATAGCTAATCCTTTTTCAAGTTTTCGCCTAACCTC